CTGTTAATGTAAGCAATCGAATGGACGTTATTCACAACAGTCTGAGCTACCACTGAAAGAGTGGACAAATCAAAGCGGTATAAAGTCCGGTTTGTTACAAAATATAAAGTTAAGCCATCATCAGCAAACACCGCCCGACCATTACCACTAACGCCCGCCGCCGCCACATCAAAAGAACCCGATTGGCCAACAGAGTAAAGAGTGCTACCGCAGAGCTTGAATAACTGAGTACCCATAACGTGAGAACCACGATCATTACCAACACAAGTACCAAACGCCTTTAACCCTGGCAGATCGAACACGCCAGTACGGCTTTCAGCCAGGTCGATGTACATGTTCTGAGTTAAAGCAGAGCCAAACTGTACAGACCTATGTCCGCCAGTAGGCCCAGATACCTCGATAGGGACTATCAAGGCGTAGAACCCTCTACACGCATAGCTGGAGCCGGTCCAAAGCGCCCACGTCGAGCATCTTTATTGGCTTTGCGTATTTCATCGTTAAACAGTTGTGAGTATTGCCCCAGCATCCGGTCATCATGCGCCCATTGTGCGTAATGAAATAGCGCGCCGTACAGATACAAGCTTGGGCTATTGGTTAACACCGCGTTGGTTGAATTGGTGGCATCCAAATCAGTTAGCTTTTTGTAATACTGCGCTTCAATCGTATAAGCAGCGTCAGGAATACGGTCAAACTCAATCTGTGAGGTAATCGAAAACTCTCGTGGTCTGCCCGTTGATTGAATGCCCATGCTCTCAGGCGTTGAGAATATGAGGTCGTAAAAAACGCCACCTGATTGAAGCGTAACTTTACGCATCTTGAGGAAGTCATCAGGCAGCGCGATAAACCGTGAAGTCGTTGAAGTTGTGGCAATAGCTCTGGACTCCATCTCGCGAAGCTTTAAGTCTCGCCACATATCAGATTCAGCTAGGCCAATGAAGTTATCAATATGGCTTAACGCGTCAGTACGCTTGCTGACGCCCTCAATCGCTGATCTGAGTTTTAAGTATGTGTCTATTGCCATGCCTTCACCGTTACATAGAAGCCATGGGCCTCAATGCTAAATTGTAATAATTCAAATCTTTGTAAAAACTTTGGAAGCCACCAGTTAGCAGGTTCCTGTATGAGGTGCGCGTTACGCCCGTCTGAGAGCGTTTTAACCGCTGGGCCTGTGTGTACTGTAAAGAAGCCAAACATCTCTGTGACGCGCTGTAGATCGTCTAACACGTCCTCCAGATACTCAGGCTCTATGTGTTCTAAAACATCAATACAAGTAACGAAAGGCTGGCTGTCGGGGATGGCGTCTAGCCCTTCTCTGCCAGGATCATACTGGTGTACCTGAATCTCATGGTCAGGCTGGATGCTTTCCGAAAGCCGCCCCTTACCGCAACCATAGTCCAACATCGAAGTCACACCAGATCGGTTAATTAGCTTTGTAACCATTGGCGCGTAGTAAACAGAGGCAACCCCATAGTTAGGGTTCTCGTGTAGCTTGAGCTGCTCTTGCTTATACGCTTCGCTAATCATGGGCTAACATCAAATCACGCTCTGCAAACCAGTGTGCTGAGAATTCCTGCATTCCGTAACCCTCTAAACATGGCGTACCCAGCGTAAAGTGCGCAATCTTTGCATCTAAACGCGGATGGTACTCACCAACTAGGTGATTGTACTTAATCGGGATCGAGCCGCAGTGATTCGCCCACTTGAACTGATGCAGCCAAGCGCCACCGGCAGTGTTGACCTTTTCAGGCGTGAGCTCACGGCACTGGTCATTGTTAAACATCATTAAACTTGACCAGTTCTTCTTGGGGTAGTTGCTCTGCGTATTACCCAGAAACTTTGTCGCCGTTGATGGCGTGTAATCGTGATGGCAAGCAAAAACAGCGTGCTTATCGTCCCAATAGTTTAAAAGCTCGTAAATGTCGCACATTACAAGCATGTCGCAGTCCATAAAGACCGAAACACCCTCGTAACCGCTCAACCAAGGCGTTAAAAACCTGGAAAAACTAAAGTCTGTGCTTCCGTCCTCCATGCCCCGCGTAAATTCTGGAATGTTTCGCCGGTTTATCGGCGTGAAACTTACCGAACCACTAGCCTGCCGAAGTATTGAGTGGGTAAGCACGTGGTAAGCCACCGTCTCCCGCTGGTCGTACCCGATGAATATGTTTATCAAGTTGCGCTACCGTTTGGACCCAGGAACCTTGCTGCCTGTGTAGTTTAACGCTTTTGTACCACGGGAAGTTACCTTCTAGGTGGTATCTGTAGCCTGGTGTTGATGGCGCAAGCACATGACATTCAACGCCTAGCGCGCCAGCCAGGTAAATAACCGTAGTACAGGCTGAAACCACATAGTCTAGCTGGCTGATAAGCGCAGCTAACTCATCAAAATCACGCCCCGCCGCCGTTTCTGGGTAGGATTTAAGCCCGTACTTATCCAAATCCTTTTGATCTACAGGCTTATATTCAAGGCTTATAAACGTATCTTGATTGTTGAAAATAGGTGCTAAGTCGTCCAGATCCAATGATCTGCGCTTTTCCCCTGTACTGGGCAGTCCGCCACGCCACGCGACACCTACCTTTTTGCCTTTGAAAGTATCAAATAACGATGCCCATTGAATAACACGCTCAGGGTCCGAGACTAAGTAAGGCGTGCCAGGGAATGATTCTTCACTGTTTCTGTAGAAACTAGGCAGCTGGCCTATTGCGCACTGATACTGTGGCGCATGGTCGTCCAGTAGCGCGGTTTCACGCTTAAACCTAGTGCCGTAGATGGGGAAATCAAAAGACCGCTTAAACAGGCGCTCAAGGCGCTTGTCGCAATCAAATACAATTTCGTTTGTTTTGGCTAGATCCTTAAGGCATGAAGCAAACATCACTTCGTCACCGCTCGATTGCTCGCCGTAAACAACCACCTTGCCAGGTTCTCCATTCCACTCAGGCAACCCGTAATCCCTGCCCTCTCGATGCTTAACACCTAAAGTATCCGCGTAATTGCGCCAGCCTTCTCGCCAGTTGCGCTTCATCAAGTGCGCCAAGCCTAAGTTATGCCGTGCCGCAGCTATATCCTCGATCTCTAACGCTTTTTCACTTAGCCGGATACATTCGTCAGGGTCAGCCAGTTGTAAGCACATCAACCCCTCATTCGCTAATGCGTGGGGGTTTCTAGGATCTAGCCGTAGAGCCTTCTTAAAACACTTCTTGGCTTCGCGCGGGTCGTGATCCTCAAGGCACATGCCCATGTTCGACCATATCTCTGAGATATTAGGGTTTAACTGTGCGCATCTCTTGTAGATGTTGTAAGCCAAGCCGTACCGCTCGGCGTCCATCATTATGTAAGCCGACATAAACAAGGCTTTCTGGGCCAGTTCGTCATCAATGTGCTTGTTCAGAACCTCATTGCACAAGGATAAGGCTAAGTCAGGCTCAGTAGACGCGAGTCGCCGCGCCTCGTTTAGATTCTGTTGACTGTTAATAGCTTGCGGTACTCGCTTTGCAGTAGTCGTTCAATCTTTGGCATATCTTCGTTTTTGAAAATATCCAATCCGTGTTTGGTCTTGATCTCAACAATCACGTTATTAGGCACAGTAGCGAAGTGATACCAGTCGCTTTTAATACCCGCAGCCTTGTAACTAGGATCGTTCGCCAGCCGTTTCGTGTAATCCAGCACCTTTTGAGCATCTTGGCTCTCCGTGATGTGCGTGTTACCGCTGGAGTGATCATATTCGTGATACGTCTTAACGCCGGTCAAGGCGTCATGGCTAATCAGCTTCTTCATTCATCTCCGCCTTAGTTCTGCGTCGGCGCTTAGGTGCCTCAATGCCGTTAACCTCGTTAAACACTGCGCGGAACTTCTCACCGTCACCTTTGCGGATATGAACCTTAGCCCACGCCTCAAAGGTCTTGTAACCCTTCATGCTTTCCATAAATTCCCTCGAAAGATAGGGGGCGTTTCCGCCCCCATCTATTTACGACGTGGTGCAGTCCGTCACTTTGGCCGAGGCAGCCTCGTTCTTAACTTCCAGAGTGAACTCAGTGATTAACTGAGAACGATCTGAGTCACCAGTTTTCGCCAGCTCGTCAATTTCCATGTTGCGCAATGTGGATACACACAAGTATTCCATATCAAGCACGAGGACCGTTTGGTCCCGCTGGAAACGGTTAGGCTGTACGCGCAGCGTGCCAAAGTTGGACTTGTAGAAGTCCACCGCACCCATAAGGGTAACGTCTTGGTTTGCGTTAGCGTCAGTCTGAAGCGTGGAGATACCCGTAAAGCCACTCACAGCAGTCCGGTTAAACGGACCTACCATAATTACTTTAGGATCGCCGCCCTGGGTCCAACACTTCTGAACCGCATCATCGAGCGCAGCCTTAGTCAGCGCGCCAGCAACGGTTGAGTCAACAGGAGCCGCAACAGTACCAGAACTAAATCCGACAGTTGTTTGCGCTGTACCTGTGCCAACAGAAGTTTTGTTGGTGGACAACCATGATTCCAGCGATGCTAGAGAGCGTGCAGTACCCGCGCCACCAGCACTAGATGCCTGGTTTTGGGTTAATGCAAACTCCATGTCGCGCTTCATCTCGCGGCCACGCTTGGCTACTTGATAACTGAACTCATCCGCTCGGCCTGCGCTGTTAACGCTGCGCTGCGTACCAGAGACAGAAACAGCCTTCTTGCTGATCTGGCAATAGTTGCCCACGCGAGTCGTCGCAGCGAAAGTGTTAGCGGTTGTATCGTCGCCTTCAATCTGCCGGTTAGCAGCCGCCGCGTCTAGCGCATCAGTCTG